GATTAGGAGATCTTCTTCTTTTAATTCTTCTAGAATCGAGCACTTTAGAGACCATCCTAACTTCAAAAGACATTATATAGATTTGACAGATTATGGGAGTGTTTCAAGTGTTATCTCAAAAATCCAACCCGATGAGGTTTATAATCTAGGAGCGCAGAGTCATGTAAAAATATCCTTTGAGATTCCAAATTATACCGGACAAGTTGATGCAATAGGAACATTGAATGTGTTAGAAGCAATTCGCACACATTCTCCTAATTCTAAACTTTATCAAGCTTCAACCTCTGAGCTTTATGGCAAGGTACAAGAAACACCTCAGAAGGAAACTACCCCATTCTATCCAAGATCCCCTTATGGAGTTGCAAAGCTTTATGGTTTTTGGATCATTAAAAATTACAGAGAATCCTATGATATGTTTGCATGTAACGGGATATTATTCAACCACACTTCCCCTAGAAGAGGTGAAAACTTCGTGGAGAAAAAAATAATTCAGACCCTTTGTGACATCAAAAGAGGAAGAATCGAAATGTTAACTTTGGGTAATTTATCTGCCAAAAGAGATATAGGGCATGCTAAAGAATATGTTGAAGGAATGTGGAGAATGCTGCAACAGGATAAGCCTGATGATTTTGTTTTAGCCACGGGGGTAACGTATTCAATTAAGGAAATGGTAGAAATGGTTTGTGAAAAAATAGGAATGGAAATTTACTGGGAGCCACAGCAAATAGGTGAGATTGGGATTGATAGAAAAACCAACAGAGTGATTGTGGGTGTGGACCCTAAATATTATAGACCAGCTGAAGTTGAACTACTCTTAGGAGATGCTACAAAGGCAAAAGATATTTTAGGATGGGAACCTAAAATAGATCTTTCCCAGATATTTGATGAGATGATCGATGAGACTATGAAAAGATAATTATTTAGATACTATTTCATTAGCTTTAAGTAGCTGATCTAAATCTTTCATTTTATAGCTAGTCTGTCCTGGGAATCCCCATTTATTCTGTTCTCCCCAGTTGATGAAACCATGGTTGTTGATATACTTTCCAGAATTATATGAAAAATCATGTTTTCCATCGGCTTTTGCAGCTTCTGAGAACTCGTCCATGTTAGCTATATTTTTGTAACCGTATTTTTCCATTATTTCTTCTTTTTCTTTCTATTTGCTTTAGCTCTTTGATAGAGTTTTTTGTCGTGCATCTTAGTGGTTTTACCTCCAGTTACAAAAGAATTAACTCTTGCAAATGCCCATTGTTGGGGTGTTGTCCCAGGTACGTGACCAGTTTTCCAGGCCGCATAACCTTTTCTCCATACTTGCTTTAAAATTCCTAGGGGAAATCCTGTTTTGTCTGATTTCTTTTTTAGAGCTTTGTGAACTGGACTTGAAATATCGCTAACTGATTCGTTGATAAATTCTGCATTTTCTTCTAGTATCTCTAAAAATGCTTCTAAAAATAGCTTTTCCCCTTCGTCCATAGTTTCATTAAAGCTTTCGAATGCTGTGATAACTCTATTTTCTCCAAACATTTTTTTGTATTTATTTGTGTATTTGCTAGGTTTAGTATCGACTTTTTTACCCTTACCAGCTTTTCTTGATTTATAATCTGCATCCCATTCTTGATATGCACTAGAATCATCATCTGCCTTCTTTCCGTGCTTTTTGATCTCTTTCCTCATGGTGCCCGGATTCCTAGTCAAATACTTCTTTGGGAGCTTCATAATATTTTATATATCTCAAGGGTCGGAATCAAATCTGATGTTTGGTCTATAATTAATTGCAGAGAAATGTAAAGAATCATGCTTCCATGTTCAATAAACTCAAAAAAATAATAAATATCATGACTGAAAAGGAAACCCCGGAATTAAAGGAAGATTATAGTCAATTTTCCTATCAGTGGATTAAAGGAGATCTACTTTCTAAAGTTCAGCACTACCACGATATAGTGGAAGAAGGGGATAAAAAATACATAGTTTTCACGGATAAGACTAGGATTCTTTTGGATCTACTTGATGAATATATGATCAGGGTGGATAAGGGATTCGAAGAAGTTACAACTCCTTCCCAGGATTTATCAATCCCTCAAGAGGATCCGCTAACTCAAAGAGGTGTTAAATCGAGAGAGACTAAATATGAAGCAAAGGTCTTACAAGAGGAAAGCCCGATTTTTTCCCTGTTGTCAAAACAGAAAGAAAACTGGGTGGATGTGGATCTTCAATTGAGTATAAATCTACCGCCTAAAAGTTTATGGGATGTTTTAGTTTCATCCTTCGATGATGCAGAAAAAGACATCTTAGAGTATGTTACAAAGGACTTAGATATCGAAGTAGTGAGGCAATCTCTCAGAAATTCCATAAAAGATATATATAAAAAGCAAAAGAATATCCCAACTAAAAATGTCAGAACCCAAGATTCTTCTCCAGAATGATCATATAGAGGTTATCGAAATAGGTAATAGGGTTGGGATCCAGCAAAAAAATCCTTCTGTTATCATCTTACCCTATACAACAGATGAATCTGGAAATCCAAAATCATTAGGTCTTATTTCAGAACCTAACTCCTTAAAAGATGGTGGTATATCCCTAACTGTTATAACAGGATCTCCTGAAGATTCAGATGAAGATATTTTAGAGACTGCTAAAAGAGAACTAAAAGAAGAAGCGGGCTATGAGGTTAATGATATACAAAAATGGGAATATCTTGGAAACATCAAGACCTCAAAAATTGTAATTAATGGTAACCCTGCATTTGGCGTGGATGTAACAGGAATCGAAAGAGGGGAGAAATTGGGGGATGGATCTAAAAACGAAGAAAATTCTAAATTTTCTCTGGTTAATCTTAACGACGCCATTAATTTAGATGACGCATTAGTTTCGTGTTTATTTTTAAAAATATTTCAAAACAAACTAATTTAATATGTATTTACCTTCAAGAAAAGAAAGAAAAGCACTTGCAAAAAAATTAGGATTAAAAAAGAAAAAAGAATCATTTAAAGAAATGGTAGAAAGATTTGGAAGATCCCAGGAATATGGAAAAATGTTACATCTCCAGCATCTACAAAATCAGGAAAATTCTAGAATTAATTTAGAGGAAAAAATTGAAAACCCTTCGGAAGAAATTACTCCTATCCAAGAAAACCCAGAATGGGGAAAGGATGAACTCAAAAAAATTATAAGTGGAGAAACTCCTCAAGCCTAAAAAGGAACCCCTTAAGATATATTTAACCTCCCTTTCCTACCGGGAAATCAAAAAGAATCTGTCAGATGTAGAGAAGGTACCTTATATTGATGTGACTAAAATAATCACAGAAAATTTTGGCAGGGATAAAGACCTAAACGACATTCAGAACTGGATTCTAAATCAAATGGTGGTAAAAAGAATAGAATCCCTAAAAGGAGCTAATACCTCTAAAATTTTTGTAATTATAAAGGATCCCACCAAATCTTTAGCTAAATCCTTTAAAGAAGTGCTCAAGGAATCCGAAATGGGTCCAGTTTCTATAGAGCTGTATCCATAGCAAATTACTCACGTCTCTTTTATTGGAATATATAATGTTAAGATAATGTATTGTATATGTCCGATAAGGTAACCAATGTAAGAGAAACTTCCTCACAGCTTGCTGACAATCCTCCGATTGTTGGGAGTAATAAGAAATTTCCAGATTCCATGATTGATAGATCATCGTATCTTGAAAAATCCATATACTCTTTTAATTCCGATCAAGAGTATGGGGTTTTTGAGAATGTGAATGATGCGGTATCCACCCTTCCTAGTTCTCTGTTTTACGAGGCACAGTCGTCTGAGGATGGTAGAAGTGGTCTTTTTAATTACCATGTGATAGGAGATAGCAGGATGTCTAAAAGTGGGACAAAGATCACATATATTAAGTCTGAAACCTATGAGATGAATCAATCCATTACTCCAGAGGTTTCCAGAAACCCCACCGCTCATGCAATTATCAAAGAAACCACAGCAAGTGGAAATTATCTTAATCCGAGTAGTAAGTATGTTTCTCAACCTTTCAATGTGAAAGATTTTATATTTTGTAAGCATTACGGAGTAATTCCTAATAATAGAATGATAACACTGAGAAGATTTCCAACTCCGGTAATGGACAACCTAAGAGTACCTACTCCTGGAAAAAGAGCTCAGTTAACTGACGAAGGAGGAAGAGTAAAAGGAAGTTTTGTAGACGGGGAAGGAATCACACCAAGTCAAATGATAAGAGAGGGAGCAGCACTCCCTATGGCACAGGCTGTTACTTTTTTTGGAACCGATACCGGGAATAATCTGGAAACAATACTAGGGATAGACACCGGGTTAAAATGGGAGCAACCCTCTCAGAAATCAAAGGTTGATCTTCAGGGAAATGATAGAGGATTATTAAATAGCACTCTAGGAAAATATATTGAAGGAATACTTTCGCAGGAAGCAAACGATAATCTCCGCGGAATTAGTAATCTTCTTGGAACTTTTACTGATCCGGATAATCAGGAGCTTCAATTAAGAAGACAGTTATTCGATAAATTAACCTCAGGAGATGGTCCATTAAGTAAAAAAATCTTTGTTGATGTTAACACAGTTAATAAGATGTGGGTGAGAGATGTTGGTCTTTCTGGAGGTGATCAATCTTTTGGTCTTAAATTTACTTATAGTCTAACTAGTGTGGGTGAGGTAAACAGTAGAATGCTATTTTTAGATTTATTCGCTAATTTATTAGCACTTGGAACGGATTATGGAAAATTTTTAACCCCGCAACTTTTAGTTAATTCTAACAGACAGGGACTAGGATTTCCTATGGGTAACAAGGGTTATATTCAACACCTAACACACCCCGTTGAATTTATAAACTCGATGCTAAAGCTTAATTTTAGTGCGGAGGTAAAGTCTAAAATAGAGAGTTTAAAAGGTGACGTTGAAAAGGCTAAGGAAGAGTTAGAGGGTATAAAGAAGGGAACACCGTTGAGTAAGGATGGAAAAATCTATAAGACATTAACCGCAATGCTTACTAGCGATCTCATAAATCAACTTTACTATGAACCAATTATGCTTTCTGGATATCCCACAGGGGAATGGCATATAACCGTGGGAAATCCACTCAACCCTATTGCTATGATGGGTAATATGATTTGCAATAGTGTGAAAATACGCCTTAATAATGTTTTAGGTCCTGATGATTTTCCAACTGAATTAACTGCTGAATATTCTATGTTATCTGCTAGACAAAAACATAGGGGTGATTTTGAAAGTATGTTTAACAGAGGAAACGGAAGACTTTATCTTGGTAAATTTGAAATTTCTGACGCTTCTAAAGGAGCACAGATAGGCGCAAGAAGTGGACTAGATATTAACACACCAACAGGAGATAGTAGGGAGAGCTCTGGAGCATTTGCGTCTAGTATATAATGGAATAATATGATAACAATAGACACACTAGAAAATAAACCGGTTAAGCTAGTTAGAGGCGAAGAGATAGTTGATTTTACCTACAAGTCAATTAATAGTGACACCATCCCTGGATATTCTAGAGTTATTCTGGTTACCAGAGAAATGACTATGAGACCTGATCTGATTGCTCATATGTTTTGTGGATCTCAGAACAAGGTAGGGAGTCTTCTAAAAATAAATTCTATTTCCAATCCATTTTCACTTGATGAGGGTGATATACTTTACATTCCAGATTCTGAAACAATAAGTAATATTATTGCTAAGCCGATCGAGGCTGATGCTTCTGAAGCTAGAAAATCTTTTAGAAAACAGTTACAGGAGAGAATATCAAAGGTTTCAGATCAAAGAAAAGAATATCTAAATTCTGTGGATATAAGTGCTTCCACTATATTACCTCCAAACGTTGTAAAAGAAGGTGACGAGCAATTTAAAGTGCTGGATGGAAAATTAATATTCGGATCTGATGTTGGAGTATGTAGAACAAGAATTCAACAGAATAAGTCTGTTGCAACAATAAAGTCAAGATTTGCTCAAAGACAAATTTTTGAAACATGATAGACCCTAAAAAAACCATTCTCCAAATTGAAAAAGAAACAATAGTATTAGATGAACTTTCTATTGTTGATGAAATGAATGCTGGGGATAGTGCAAGTGTAAACGCATCCCAAAGTAGAGAAGAAATTGATATAGGATATGGATTACCATTAATTAAAATAAACTCTTACGTTGTAAAGAATTTAAAATTTTTCAGACTTGATTTATCAAATAAAATCCCAGATCTAATATTTAGATTTACAACGGAGGACGAAACATTTCTTTATACATCATTTCCAAAAGACGGGGATATTGTCTGTCTTTACATAAGATCAACATCGGAGCTTTATAAACCGATAAGAATGGATTTATTAGTTACAGAGGTGATAAATTCATTCCCTATGCTAGAAGACGAAATTGGTGGCGAAGATAATAGAGCGAATGCTACCAGTACAACTTTCACTATAAAGGCCCAAATGAGAATTCCGGGGATTTATCAGCATCAATCCAAATCTTACAAAGACATAACATCTTTTGAGGTTTTAAGATCTGTTGCTAAAGATCTAGGTTTAGGATTCGCATCTAACGAGAGTGGAACTGATGATAAGATGAGTTGGATCTGTCCTAACAAAACTTTTTACAAATTTATAGATGATGTCTCTAATAGCTCTTGGAAGGGAGAAGAAGATTTTTTCGATTGGTGGATCGATCAGTATTATGTTTTAAATTTCATTAACTTAAGAAAGCAACTTCTAGAAAAAAGTAAAGATGAAACTAAGATATTAACTGCAATAGGACCAGAAAGAGGAATAGCAGGGGGATTAACTAGCGACATAAAACCTTCCGAAATTGATTTACCTCTCTTTTTTACCAATGATTTCTATTATAAAAAATATCCTTTCTTTATCAACGCATACTCCGTTAAAAATGAATCTGGTTATATTGTAAGCAAATTTGGATATTCTAGGGATCTTCAATTTTATGATACTAAATTAGTTAGCGATAGACCAATTAATAAGTATGTAAGCTATAAAGTTGAATATGTAACAGAAAAAGATTTAGGTCCTAGCAGTATATTGTTTAAAGGAAGAGTAAACGAAGAGGTTTATAAGAAAGAGACTAAGAAAACTTGGATAGGAACACAATATGGTGAAAACCAGCACAAGAATATTCAACAGGCACAGATCCAAAATAAGATAAACAAATATGAGAATTTTAAAGTCTATCTGGAAGCTCAAATGCATTCTTATATTCCGTGGGTTTATCGAGGTCAAAATGTCCCAACTAAGATTGTACATGCTAGTGCTAGACAAGCAGCAGTAAATTCTCAGGAGTATAAAGGGGGAGGACAGAAAGATCCGGACCAATTCAAAGCAGGTGCAAAGGTTGACAATAAATTTCTAAGTGGTGTTTATATGGTCATGGGATCATATATTGAGTATATAGAGGGTAGAATCAAGCAGTCGTTTATCCTAGGAAAGAGAGAATGGGTACTAAACGACGGCAGAGGAGCAGACCCAGAACCTAAAGTATCTAAAACGTAATGGCATTTTTAAGCGATATAAAAGATAATGCTACCTCAGTAGGTAATTCTTCGGATATCCTAAATAGAGGCGTAGACAAAATGAGAACCCAGTTTTTAAGTGGGTTAAAAACAACTACGTCAGGTCAGAAAGAAGACCCCACCTACACTGGATTTAGACTTATGTTTGATATGGGATATGGAGGATTAGTTGATCCAGAAACATTCCTACCAGTAAGTCCTTTATTGTCTAAAGGAAGTCTCCAGGTTAGTCCCGGAGGTCCTAGAGGGATGAAATTAGATGCTCCTGTAGATTTTTTCCATCTTTCAAGAAATAAAATGATGCCCTTTCCGAATTACACGGAAAGACTTCACTATATGACCGCGGAGGCTTTTCTGAGAGAAAGAAGAAGTGCAGCGGAGAATGGTTTAAATGGACCTTTTGTTGATAACACGGGAAAAGAAATTCCCTTTGATTCCTCACAACTTTCCTCCGGAACTGTTTCACATAGAGCTGATGCATTATCTGGATTTAGAAATCTTTTAACATCAATAAACGAAAAAAGTCCATGGTTTATCCAATCCATAGAGGGATTAGATCAGGTTCTTAAAGTTCCTTTATCGAGACAAATTGGTGGGGGTACTGGAAGAGATCAAAGATCTGGAGTTTTAACTTTTGATTGTTTGGATTCCATCGATCTTAGAGTTAATGCTATGGCTGAACTCTATAGAAAAGCAACATATGATTTTCAGTATCATAGAGAAATGCTACCCGCTAATCTCAGAAAATTCAGAATGTGGATAATAGTAACGGAGATTAGGCAAATGGATCTTCAAAGGAATCTTGCAGATGTGCTAAATCCTTTCAACCTATCTGGTGTTAGAAGCGCAGCTCAAACTATATCACAAATTGCTCAGTCTGCAGGAATTTTAAAGAATAGCGCAACCGAATCTGAAAATCCTAGAAAGGATTTAGAATCACTGGTTAAATCTTTCGAGAGACTACAGCCATATGTTTTAATTTATCAATTAGATTTATGTGAATTTAATTTTGATGAAACGTATGCTTTTAGTAGATTAGTAAACTCTAAAAACGAATCTGCAGTAAATGCTAAATTCAAAATTCATGTTGGATCTGCCAAAGAGTATAAATTACAGTATAATATTTTATCTGATTTAATTAAAAATCAATCCAGTCTTTCACCTATTTTAATTCAGGATAGCTGGAATTTACTAGGATCTAAAATCCTGATGGAAGGAGTAACATTAGATAATAATCCAAATCTTTTTTCTAGACTTGCTAACAACTTTATTAATAATTCAATTGCCTCTGTTATCCAACAAAAGGTAAGTCCCTTAGTAACCGGAGCTCAATTAGGAAATGCATACGGATTTAGATTAAGCGATGCGGTTAGATCTTTGAATTCTCTTCCTGACATGATCAATGGAATCAAGACTATAAAAAGTCCTTTCCAGGACCATCGTCCTCAATCTAAAGGTTTAGGAGGTCCGACTGAAAGACAGTATCCAACAATAAAAGAGGATCTTTATCCAAACACAAGGGTAGCACCTGGACAAGTTATAGATAATGTATTTGGTGAAACCCCAGGGAGAGGAGAGGTTTTAAGAGGTGATGTATATCCAGATAATCCAGGGAAAGACCTTGGTTTGCCCACTAGAGTGTATCCTACGATAAAAGAAGATGAGTACAGAAATACTGGCGGGGATTTAAGTAATAAGGATCTAGGAGTTCCCGATAGGGTTTATCAAAAAGTAAATGATGACATTTATAAAGAGTCTCCAGGATTAGATCTCGGATTACCTAAAAGAGTATATCAAAAAGTAGATGATGATGTTTACAGAGGAGTACCCGGAAATGATTTAGGCGTTCCCGAAAGAGTTTACAGAACTAACGACGGTGGAGAAAGAGACGTTTATAACGACGTTCCGGGCAGAGACCTAGGTTTACCCCAAAGAACATATGCTAGAAGCAATGACGACGTTTATCCAAATGTATCAGGATCTGATCTAGGTGCTCCTGAGAGGGTTTATCCTAATTTGGATGGTGTTGACACATATAAGAATGTTCCAGGATCTGATTTGGGACTTCCAAAAAGAAATTATCCAAGTATAGACGAAAACGTTTACGAATAGGGTTTTTATATACTCAGATAAATAGAAAAAACCCTTTTTATGTCTGTACAAAATATTCAAGAGTCAAATATTGAAAGAGCCCAGCATTTTTTGGGTGTTGTTGTGGATAACAAAGATCCTGAATTTAGGGCAAGATGTAAGGTTAAAGTTTTTGGGGTATTTGACGAGGTTGCAGATACAGATCTACCCTGGGCATTTCAGAGATTTGATATTTCATTTGGTGATAATGGAGGATCTGGAAGAGTTAGTATCCCTAAATTAGGCGCAGTTGTTCACGTCCAATTTAACAATGGTAACTACTATGCCCCAGAGTATAAAGCAGTACAAGAATTATCTGCAGATTTAATAGAGGAAATAAAAGCATCTTACGAAGGAGCTCATTCTCTAATTTATGATGGAATAGAGCAACTAAAAATATATTACACTGTTGCTAAAGGTCTTGTGATAGATTTAAAAGAATCTACAGTGGTAATTGCCAACGATAATTCTATAACTATTACACATGCAGGTCAAACATCTACGCTTGAATTTAGAGGTGGTAAAATCACAGAGTATGCAAATTCCGAAATAGAAAGTACAGCTGTTACTAGAATTAAACAAAGTAGTAACGAAGTTTGGGCAGACGGTAAAACAACTAAACTAGGTCATTCTCCCGTTTATTCTGCAGTTTTAGCAGAACCTCTTTGGATGTTTTTAAAACAACTTGCAGCAGCTGTAGATGCTAAGGTTCCTTCTTGTCCGGGATGTATGGCTACCCTTGCAGAAAGCTATGAACAGCTTTTTACTTCTGATGTGGTTAAGTTAACTAAGAGTAATGAGCAATAATTTAGAAAATCTTGAGAAATGGGTAAAAGATCTTGAAAATGGTATTATAACTGTTGAAGAGTTAGCTTCAAGATTGTCTTCAGTTAAAGACCCTCTTGGAAATGAGGAGGATATAATTAACGCTGGGGAGGAGATTAATAATTCATTAAATCCCGAGGATTTAATACTTACAGATGATGAAATAAATGACATTATATGTAGGTATGAAGGAGAAGAACTGGGAAATAGATTAATCTGGAAAATATTAGAAAAACTTAACTTAACTACAGATCTAAAACAAATCCCTGATTTTTCCAGTAATGATTCTTTCGAGAGATATTTTGAAAAATTTTCTTTACAAGATAGATTACAAAGAGCTAAAGAAATGCTTTTTGATAATATCGATTTAGATCTAATAGGAATAAAAATTAAAAATCCAAATCTAAAAAAAAGAAATTTTAAAATTCTAGGTTTTAATTTTCCACTTAATATTATAACATATAAAGGTAAGCCATTATTTTTTCATATAGCCCCTCCAAAGGTTAATCTTTCTAAAA